CCGCAACATTGTACTTTACTTGTACTTGTTAACTCAACATTACAATTTTTGCATCTTACTGTAACCATTGTTCCGTATGTTTACGTAAGCGAGTGACGGGGATCGAACCCGTGACAAGAGCTTGGAAGGCTCGCATGTTACCGCTACACCACACTCGCACTATTCATTCTTCAAATTCAGAAGCAGGAATTAAAGGCAAAGAAAGAATTGTTAGATTTTCCTTTTCAATAACCCACTGTTGAATCTCACTATAAAGGCACTCTGCATCCATGAACTTTTTATCATCACATAACTGATGCATTCTGTCAATATGACTTTGAATAATCGTATTGCAAAGAATTTCAGTTTCCAGACTGTTGCTCATTGAAATAGTCCTTACGATAGTAACGTCCTAAGACATTAGAATTATAGTATCTAGGTGTACCGTCGTCAAGGGATTCAGTAAGAACACCATTCACAAAAAGTTGCCTGGTCTCTTCGTAGTTTACTTTACCTTTAGTTGTGTGTAAAGATATTATTTCTCTACTAAAATTTTCTTTACCGAATTTTTTTATGTCCTCTTTTAATTCTGGACATGATCCGTAATACCGTTTCCAATCACTCTCACTTCTAACCTTTCGTTTCTTTCCTTTTGGTGTTCGGAAGGACCAAAAATACTTTCTCCCAATGTATTTCCGTTGGTTGATGAGATTGGTAATACAGTAAACAAACCCAAAGTTGTCCCCAACATCAATGCTATTAAAATCTCGTTCCAAGAACTTCCAAGGATTTTCATAATTACTCATTATGTAAAAGTATTATGAAGTATTTAGGGCTAAAATATAACCTTGAAACTCCACAGAGTTATTTTAGTCATAAAAAAGCACCCTGTCAAGGGTGCCGTATGATACAGTTTCAAATTGAGTCTCAATCGAGACCTGCTTTTTTGATGTCATCAAACTTGATGTTTCTTGGTTGATACTTACCGAAAGGTCTGCCAAACTTAAGTTGCTTGGGAACTGTCTTACCTGGCTTAAACTTCTTAGCATAGATGTCACCAGTGTACTTAGACATGTCACCATATCCACCTGGTTCATCTTTAGACTTATCTGCTGGAGGTGGGTTACGGTCTGCTGCACGTCCACCTGTAAGAGCACCTGCCATCTTGTTTGCTTGGGAACGACCCTTCACTCTGGATGGGTTGTGGTCCTTAGCAACCTTCATAACGTCGTCTAGGGTCTTACCAGTTCTCTTTGCCTGCTTGACCATCTTACGGAATGGAAGCTTCTTATATGCCTCTTCTAGCTCCTCATCAGTCCACTCATCGAGGTCAACACCAACTGAATCAAGTTCCTCAAGGAAGAGGTTGTACTCATCAACATACTCGTTATATTCTTCGATAACTTGCTCTACCCACTCAGAACTCATGTTTTCGATGATTGCATCAGCAGTTTCTTGTGATTCTGCAAAATTATTCTCTAGGAGATAAGTGGAGACTACATTGTAGACTTCGTACTCATTTGCCATTTCAGTTTCCTCGTTTGCTTTCTTAAGATTTGCTTTGCGGTACATGAGGTCTGCTCTTGTACCTCTGTCCATTTTACCCTGGGACTTGGGCTTGGTCTTGCCACCTACATCAGGTTGCATACCAGGGTTTGCTGCCTTGACTCTACGACCGTGAGTGTATTCAGCACCACTCATTTTGTCATCACCAGAAATCATCTTGCCACCCTGTGAACGGGAGGCAGCATACTGTTTGTCAGTCTGACCGTGCCTGCCCGCGTAGACTTCATCTACATTCTCGGTTTCTTCTTTTACTTCGTCACCTTTAGGATCTTCTTTGACTTTCTTCATTGCTTCTTCTCTGGACATACCAGAAGCAATCATTCTTGCAATACGAATGTCGTCAAAATCATTATCACCATCTTTATCTTGATCTTTCTTCTCGTAAAGATTAGAATAGATACTTGCAATATCCTTTACTGTGGACATGGTTCCCCATGATGCCTCAGAAAAAGTTCCTGTAGTATTTTTTAAAGGAGTTGTCGAAGGTGTTGGTTCTGAAATTCTAGTGACAGTTTCAACTCCCTCCGAAAGCACATTAGATACAGGCTCCTCAGTAGATGTACTTTGGATTTGGGACTCGTAAATGTCCAAACCTGTGTGAATTGTTTTGGTTACGGTTGGCTTATCTGTCTCGGATGAAGGTGAATTATTTAAACCTTCATACAAATTTTTCAGCGCACCTAAGTCTTCTCTATTCATCTTTCTAGGGTAGTTGATTTTACCTTCGTTATAATTATATTTATCGTTTAGTTATTCTCAGTGGCAGAGTGGGTTCTGCCATGTGGGACGAGTTATTTCTTACTATTATTATTTCTACCAGTTCCAGGTTTGGTAGGTTTGTAAGGACGGGAAGTGACCTCACCTTTTTTATTTGGTTTTACCATATGTCCTTTGACTTTAGTGCCAGGAGTCTTTCCATGAGTTGCCTTATGGACTTTCTCAGCATCATCATACATGTGGATTTTCTTGTATCCATGTCTCTTAGCAAGTCTTGAAAGAACTCTTTGCTTCTTCTTACCTACATCATCACCCTCTTCATTGCCAGAACGGTGTAGGTGAGTGTGTGTCCCTTTCTTATTTGGTGTGATGTCAACACCATGCTTATTGAGTTGCTTTGCAAGATGCTTCTTATCATCAAAGTCAGAACGTGCAGTGACGATATGGGTATCATATCCTCTTGCCTTCTGTCTCTTCATGTGCTTAATCATCTTCTTAAGTGGTTTCGCAGACTTTTGGAAAGTCTTTGAACTGCCGAACTCAGAGAAGTCATACTTATGACCCTTATCTTTATCTAGTTTGTGAGTATTGAATTCCTGATTGCTCAGACTCTGAATTCTCTTACCAGACTTATCATTGACGTGGACTCTTACCTTGGAGTGGTCATGCCCATATAGGGTCTCATCCATGTCATAGATGTGAGCAGTAGATTTCTTTCTAGTGCCCCTTGCTTTTTCTTCTAGATACTGCTCAGTAATTACAGTAAGAGCATCTTCAGTCATAGAGTCAAACAAGTTATCTGCAGACTCTTCATTAAGTGCATACTCAGAATCTAATAGTGCTGCAATAACATCTTCATAAAGTGATAGATACTCTTCACTTAGTGGACCCATTTTCTTATTGACTTGTCTTTTTGGTTTAGACCTTTCGTCTCTATCGGGACTATTGTTCTTATCTTGTGCAGCTTTAACAATTTTTACGTTTCCACCCTTTGTGGTGTCATCCAATTTAACTCTCTTATATGAGAATTTAGGTTTGTCTCCATCTCGGTCGTTTTTCATTGAAACACCAGACTTAGCAAGGTCTCTACTAAGATTGAGTTTTATTCTTTCCTTTTTAGATGGTTGCTTACCTGCACCGACTCTTTCAGCATTGTCTGACTTATCACCACCCAAGACTCTAGATGCTGCTCTCTTAGATTCAGGTCCAACAGACTTGGGATTCTTAGCAGCTCTGCTCATAATGTCATCTGCTGCTTTTGCCATGCCTTTATCCACAGAAGAACTAGTTTTACTAAGATTCTTCTTTAGTTGCTCCTTACGACCTACATGGTCTGGAGTTTTTGCAGATTTGTTAAATGCCTTCTCAAGTTTTGCTTTCTTTCTATCAGAGACCTGCTTAGGGGTTGGAACTTTAAGATTTCCTCTTGCTCTAATTTCGTCTTTCTGTGTAGGCTTGTTCTCTACTTCACCAGAACGACCCTCTCTCTTCAAGATGGTCTGCTTAAGTGCTTGACCTTCTTTATATCCAGCACCCTTATTTTTGATAATTCCCTTGCGTTTCTTCATCTTATCTGAAGAACCAAATGGATCTTCAGCATTAGGGAAGAACTTGGAAGTTCTCTTCTCCTCAAGAGTCTGAGCATCAAATTCATATGCTGCAACAATCACACCCTTCTTTCCGAGCACTTTCTTGATTTGATCCTTTGCTCTTTTACGTGCAGGAGATTCTGGTCTTTCCTTCTTTACATTTCTTGCCTTCTCATGCTCTACCCTACGCATTCTCCCTCTAGCATTATCCTGAGACTCTCCAGGTTTTCTAGTCAAAAATACTCTGGTGTCAAATGAAAGCTTTTCTCCTGGTGGAGTATTTCTCTTATTACGAGCCTTTTCCTTTTCATCAGCAGAAAGTCCTTCATCGGACTTTGCCTCTGCCATTGCTTTCTTGCGAATAGTAGCATAGTAAACTTTCTCACCCTCTTCTTTACCATACTGCTTTATCATATTCTCCTTCATATCGGAGTCATCATACTTATCTTTTAATCTATCTTCCTCATCCTTATCCTTTGCTGTCATAGCTCTTTCAAGCAGAGGTGAGAGGTCACTTCTCCAACTCTCAAATCTTGCCTTAGTCTTTACCTTACTACCAGTTGGTCCAGGTACAAATTCACCAACATCAGGATCCTTCATGTCACTGCTGTTTACAGTGCCATCTACATTAGAGTCAACTCTCTTGGTTGCTTTCTTAGCAAGTTTCTTTAGGTTACCACCACCAATGTTTGTCTCATCTTTCTTCTCAGTGAGTTCAGCACCTTCATGCTCAACGTGCTCATTATGATGTCCTTCTTCCAGGACTTCCAGTGTCGAGATATCTACACCTTTCTCGATGCCATGCTCGAACAATACGTCATACCATGCGACGTTACCTTCAGCATCAGGGACAGCATGTTGTCCATAGATGCACTCACCAACACCCCACTGCTCAGAGCAGACCTTCTTAGCACAGTTGTGCATGGTCTTCTTGTCTGCCTTGACACAATCTTTCTTCTTGTCATAACTGCCTTCACCCATAAGACTAGGACCCTTAGTCTTCCCTGCGGCTGCTGCCCTCTCACCTTCAGTAGCACCATCGGTTGCAAGATTTCTGACCTTCTTTGCACGTTGGGATTTTCTAATATCTGATGGGTCAACCTTTTCTGGCATTTTAAATGCCTCAGCTGCAATACCCTCATACAGATTCTTTACATCATCGATATTCGACATCTTATGAGCACAGTTTTCTTTTATTTATAAAAAAAGGGGGCAATGCCCCCTGTGACTTCAGTCTAATTCATTAGACCATTCTTTAAATGATGATTGACAATCTGGTGGTTCTGGTTCAGTAATGCCTTTAATCCTTTTCCACCTTTGGTGTAAAGCATTCATATGCCAGGACTGGGCAAGACTTTTAGGTCCGTTCTCAAGCAACTCTAATTCTTTTTTATTAGTAGTATATGCTTTGAGTTCTTCCCTCCATTCAGTCATAACTTAAATCCTGCAAAGGAATCTTTTTTAACATCCTGTTTGATACCACCTACAACATAGGACTCAACTTCGGTTTCTTGAGGAGCAACTTGAAGACCCTTAGAAGAAATCCAGTGCTCGGTCCAAGGAAGTGGATTATTCTTTGCTGGAATATCAAATACTGGTTTAATACCAATAGACTTCATGCGACGATTTGCAACCCATTCAACATAGTTATGAAGTAGTTTGTCATTAAGACCAATCATGGAACCATCTTTAAACAGATAGTTTGCCCACTCTTTCTCTTCATTAACACAATTACGGAAAGCACCAATCACCCACTCTTCTTCCTCTTTAGCAATTTCTGCCATTTCTGGGTCATCTCCTTGACGCCACTTGTTGAGGATGTTCTGAGTAATTCCAAGATGTTGGTTTTCGTCTCTGGAGATGAGAGAGATGATTTTAGCGGATCCTTCCATAAGTTTGAGTTCTCCAAACGCAAACGAGCAAGCGAACGAGACATAAAACCTGATGCCTTCGAGAATATTGACATTGGCAACAGCCCTATAGAGTTTTCTTTTTAATTCTTTTCTCTCCCATATAGAAGTTGGAGAATCTTTCCAATCTTGTTTCCATAGATTGCTAGTATCAAATTGATGTGCTGCTTGAATGAAATCATCATATGCTGCAGTTACAGATGCTGCACGTTCAATAATTCTCTCATCATCAAGAATAGTATCAAAAACTTCTGCGGCATCAGGATAAACGTTTTTGATGATATAGGTATATGAACGTGAGTGAATCATTTCCATGAATCCCCAAACCTCCATACATGCTTCTAGTTCAGGTAGTGAACAGTATGGGATAAAAGCCATCCCAGGACCACGCCCTTGTACAGAATCCAAGAGGATTTGGTACTTAAGATTGCTGGTAAAGATGTGCTTTTGTTCTGGACGTAGAGTCTTGTAATCAGATCTGTCCTTCTGGAGAGAAACCTCTTCGGGTCTCCAGAAGTATCCGAGTTGTTGTGTCGTAAGTTTGTCAAAGATTGGATACTTATAGGAATCGTATCTTTGTACTCCAAGTGGAGCACCAAAGAACATGGGTTGCTTCTTCATATCTGTCTTATCTGTATTAAAGACAGTCATCCCACTTACACTTGTCATCTTTTTACCTTGATTATTATCATCATCTGAACTAACTCTAAATTTTACAGGATTCACAGTCTTCTTCTCCTTCGGAACTTAAAATTTCGGCAATTAAATCTACGTCTTTTGATGCTTGTGTATCTTTTATTTCATCAGTTTTGTTATCATAGGTGTTCTGATAGTAACTGGTTTTCCACCCAAGTTTATATGTGGTCAAAAAGTCTTGTGCCATTACAGAAACTGGAACCTCATTGTCTGGGTAGTTCTCTGGATTATAGGACCAATTGCCAGAAATTGCTTGGTCGAAAAACTTTTGCATCACTGCAACGACATTAATATAACCCTCGTTAGAAGGCATATCCCACAACAGTGTGTAATTATTTTTCAACGAGGCATACTGCGGAACAATTTGCTTAAGGGGTCCTTTCTTTGACTTCTTAATGGACAAGTATCCTCTAGGTGGTTCGATTCCATTTGTTGCATTTGACACAACGGAACTGCTCTCCGAAGGCATTTGTGCGGACAACGTGCTGTGTCGTAGTCCGAATTCTTTAATATCTGCCCGTAGACTATCCCAATCATGCTGATATTCTATAGATGAAATTGAATCGACATCCTCCTTATA